TGCAGGACGGTGAAGGGTGTTTCAAGATCGTGTGCAAGAAAGACGGCAAAATGCAGCGGTTTGCGTGCTCAGAAGATCGGGCATTGAAGATGGCACTGCTGATGGATCAGGGATGCACATTTGAGGAAGCTCGCCTGCAGACACGAGCACCAGCGGCACCAGCGGCACCAGCAACGAACTGACAACAACAACACACCACCCGCTGCACAGTGCAGCGGGGTTTCTCTGGGCAACATTGAGGGATCAGAACAATGAAACTCACAAGCAAATTCACGACGATCGCAACGGTTGGTTTCTCCGGCAGTGTCAGCAGCAATCAGAATCCAGCAGCACACGGGGCCGTGTGTCACCTGCAGGCCCGCAAGACGGCTGACGGCATTGTTGGACGTCGGGTGAACAGCAACGGTCGACACAGCGAGACCGGCAAGGCCTTCCAGCTCGATGCCGACACGCTGGCGCAGTGGCAGCGGATTGACCGCTGCTCACGCTGATCGACAACAAACACAACCCCGCTGCGAGTGCGGCGGGGCATTTTGCGGGAGGGATCAGCAATGGACAACATGTTTGCAAATATGGCACCGCGAAACCTCAGCCCGAGGCACTACGGCGATTTCCCCTTTGGGGGCCATGACGTGAGTCACTGGGGCGTCAGAGTAGGCGTCTGGCGGTGCCGGGATGGAGTGTTTCGGGCAGTGCGGTATCGGAGTGCATCGGAGCACTGGCAGCACTGGGTTGGCACCGACGGCATACGGTGGGGCGACTGGGGCAATCATGTCCCGCAGCCGCAGGGAGCGACGCCGCATCCGCTGGATCTGATTGAGTTTGTGGGCTTGGATTGTAGTGGATCTCGTTTCCAGTGGACGCCAGGGGGACGAATCGTGTCGTGCAGGTGTAATCGTTGTCAGGAGGTGGAGTGATGCAGACGGTTATCGGGTGCCTGATTGCGGTGGCCTTTGCGTGGCCGGTGGCGTTTCAGATTGGGGGTGAGAAATGAGCAACGAAGAAAAATGGTCGCTGCTCTGGAATCACGACGTGCAATTCGGATTTGTTTGCGGTGCGTTTGCCGGGGTGTTCGGGCTGGTGGTGATGTTCTTCGCACTGGACTGGTTTGCCCGCATTGTGACAGGCAGCCGCAAGCAGCCGCAGCGTCAGGCGATTCGCGGCGGTAACGGAGGGCGTGGTCAATGACGGACAAGCGACTTGAAATCGTCGAGCGACTGAAGAGCCTTGAGGCGTATTTATGCGGTAGCAAACGCACCAAACGCGAATGCTGCAATGCCTGCGGGTACGCATATGAACGAGCATTCAGCCGGGATCTGGAAGACCTTGAAACGCTGGGGAGCGGCGTTGTGCGGGTTGTCGATCCGGGCAAGCGGTCACAGTATTACTGCCCACGGGCGAAGGCAATTTTTCGGCACAAATGAGGCCCTTCGGGCGGCGTAAGCTGTCCGGTCCCCTGGTCCTGCAGTCCGCAGTCGCGAGCCTCGCGACGACTCCCGGTGACTGCAGGGCCGGGGGCGAATACAACACAAGCGGCGTATGGTGCGCTGCTGGTTTGGTTGGTTGGTTGGTTTTCGGAGGTGTGGCATGGCTGTTCAGACGATTGGTTTTCGTTTTGTGGGTATCGCTCCGCTGTTGATGCACAACGGGGCACTCGCGAATCCGCTGAATCCGCTGGTCAAAGAAATGAAGGCGATTACCGGGCTGCGGAAAAAGACGGATGAGCATCATCTGGAGCTGCAGCGACTGGAGTTCCGGGCGTCTCTGTATCTCGATGCGAAGGGGCGCGTAATTGTGCCATCGAGCAACATCGAAGGAACATTGGTCGAGGGTGCGAAAAAGGCCAAACTCGGGAAGGCGTTCAAGTCTGCCGTCATGGTGGCAGATGATGCGGTGCTGAACTATGGAGCACAGTTGACGATTGACGAACTGTGGGCACGTGCAGAGGAATTTGCAGACGTGCGGGCGGTCATTGTGAACAATTCGCGAGTCATGCGGACGCGACCGATTTTCCGCGACTGGTCCATTGAATTTACTGCCGACTTCGACGATGAACAGATCAACGGCGAGCAACTGGTGAAGGCTGCTGGGGATGCTGGCCGGATGGTTGGGCTGTTGGACTTCAGGCCGAAGTTTGGAAGGTTTGACGTGGCCGTCTTGTGACAAGCTGGGCGAGGCTCGGCGGGGCGGGGCGAGGCGCGGCGTGGCAGGGCTGGGCTAGGCGTGGCAGGGATTTTGAAACATCACGTGGCTCGGCATCACGTGGCTGGGCAGGGCGCGGCTGGGCCCGGCGCGGCCGGGCACGGCATGGCAAGGATTTGAAACAACACTTGGCTGGGCAGGGTCTTGCGTGGTTGGGCGATGCTGGGCGCGGCGAGGCGCTGCAAGGCAAGGACTTTTCTACACTGGAGACGACGATGGATCTGAGTGGACTGGAACTGACACTGGGAACGCGGATTGAAGTGCTCGAATGCGAGCTGCTGCTGAACATGGAGCGCGGGCAGGACGTCGAGCGGTTTGCGGTGGCAATGCTGGGGCTGATGGACGCAGTCCGAAAGGAACTGAAACGGCGACACAATCGAGACATCACGGTGCGAGTTGTGAAGCACGGGATTGAGATCCTGAACGATCGGGAAGCGGCGGAATACAATCCGAAGCGATATCGGGACGGGTTGAAGATTGCACGCAGGGCACACAGGCGGCTGCTGTCCGTGAACGTGGCAGCACTGACACCGAAGGAACGGGTGGAACATGACAGGACGATTGGCAGGCAGGCACAGCAGTTGAGTATGTTGCGCAGGGTGACGGACGATCTGCCGGTGCAGCCGGTGGAACGCGACAGGCCGAAGCTGTTCAAGAAAGCATAGGCAGGGCGGGGCCGGGCGAGGCGGGGCTTGGCGGGGCATGGCAGGGACTTTGAAACAACACCTGGCTCGGCAGGGCAGGACCAGGCCGGGCAGGGCACGGTTGGGCAAGGCAGGGATTTTGAAACAACACAACAACCACCGCAGCACAGCAACAGGTCCGCTGGCGGCTGATCCCCGTGGCGAATGATTCGCCGGTGGTTTTTACAACACATGACGGGAGGGAACGAGATGCCGTTACGATCAAAGAAGATTCGACAGTTGGGTGAGCGGGTTGTGGTCGAAATGGACATCCCCGACGACTGGCAGCCGGGACGAATCCACAGGGTGCTGGCAGCAGTTCGCAAGGAGGATTACGAGTATATCGTCGAGATGGAAAGCGGCGAGTTTGTACAGGTGGGTCCGCATCGTCTGGCGTATCAAATGCCCGAGCGGGAGCCACGAATCCCGGAGGATGAATTCAAGCGGCGGTGTCTGGCGGTGCAGGCCACGTGGTCACCAGAGGAACGCGAGAAACGCTGGTGCGGACCGAAGCGCACATACGTTGAAATTCAGGTGGTGAAGGGCAACGGTCTGGCGAAGGGGGCACCAGATTATGAGTTCTGAAAAACACTGGATCGAGATTCCCGGAACGCCAGTCGCACAGCCACGGCACAGGGTTTCAGCACGTGGCGGATTCGCTCGCACCTATCTGCCGAAGAAACACCCGGTGCACCAGTACAAAGCACGGATTGCAAAGTACACAGACGATTGGCCGGTGTTTGTGGGTCCGCTGAATGTCGTCATCGAACTGGCGTTCCCTATGCCGCAGAGTTGGAGCTACAAAAAACAGGCAGCGATGCGTGAGGCATGGCACACGCAGAAACCAGATGTGGATAACGTGGCTAAGGCTATTTTGGACGCGCTGAAGAACCGATGGCGGGACGACACGCAGGTCGCGAGATTGACAGTGGATAAGCGGTGGACAGACTGCGAACAGGGACACACTTGGATTGAGATATTGGAGCTAACATGAAACGCAAACAGGCAGCAGTGGCAGCGGTCCCAGCGGATGCACCGAAGCCCGTCAAACAGGTTAAGAAGTTCCGCACAAACGTGGACGGCAACGGCGGCTTAACCCTCGGGCGGAGGGCACAGGAGTCTGTGATCATCCGCTGTGGTGACGTGACGATTGAAGTGGTCATGGTCGAGATACGCGGCGACAGAGCACGCCTGTATTTCAGTGCACCGCGACACGTCGAGATCGTCAGAGCGGAGCTGGAGGGGAGGCCGAGCCATGATGATTGATCGCAGACTGGTCGCACGACTGCAGGCACTGAGGCCGGGCGAGCGGTTGAAATTGCCTGCGAGGTATCGGACGGAGATGAACGTGCGGAACCTGCTGGCGGCGGCGGGTGCGCAGACGTGGGATCTCGTCGAGTATATCGACGCGCAGAAACGCAGCCGGTGGATCGTCGGGAGGGTGGGGCCATGAGCGGGGATAAGTTCGGGGCGTGGTTTGGAGTGCCGGAGACGATGGCACAAGACCGGGCGGACCGCGAGTTTGGCCGGACTGGTCCCGGCAGTCAGTGGGATCCTGGGGAGATGCCGTGGATTCCGCGCCAGAGGATGCACCCGGATTTGGTTAAGAGGCTGCTGCAGGGCAGCAAGACAGAAACGAATCAGCCCACAGTGGGCTGATGTCTGATGGTTGTTTTTAGGAGATGCGAGCGGTGAAAATCACGAGGGGTAAGACGGTGGTGCCGCGCAGAGTGATGCTGTACGGCACACACGGGATCGGCAAATCGTCGTGGGCAGCGCAGGCCCCCGGTGTTCTGTTTCTCAACGTCGAGGACGGGCTGAACGACATCGACTGCGCACGCACTGATCAGGTGCAGTCGTGGGAACAGGTCAACGCGGTCATCATGTGGCTGGCCAACAATCAACATGAGTTTCGCTGGCTGGCGATTGATTCGGTGGATTGGCTGGAAGCCATCATTCACGCGCAGGTAGCAACAGACGCAGGCAAAAAGTCGATTGCCGATATCGGCTATGGTGCGGGTTACAAGTCCGCCGTGGTGTATTGGGATAAGCTGCTGACGGGGCTGGACTGGCTGCGGAAAGAGAAGGGAATTGGTATCATTCTGCTGGCACATTGTGCCATCAAGAAACACCAGGATCCGACAGCGGAAAGCTACGACCGATACCAGCCCGCGTTGCATGACACGGCATCGGCACTGTTGCAGGAGTGGTGCGATGAAGTCCTGTTTGCGTCCTATAGGGTTTTCACAAAAAAGGAAGATCAGGGATTCAACCGGGATCGCGTGATTGCGTCAGGCAACGGCGAGCGGTTTGTGAGGTGCGTTGAGACTCCGACAGCACTGGCAAAAAACAGGCTGGCCATGCCGGAGGAGATTGAGTTTAACTGGGCTGCGTATGCTCAGTATGTTTCTGGTGTGTCTTCAGATGCGAAAGGTTGATTGAGATGGCGAGTTTGCATGACATTGACATGAACAACGTCGAAGCGGAAGCCCCTCGGGTGGCACTGCCAGCCGGTGAGTATCAGGCCGTTATCACGGACAGTGACTACAAGACGCCAAAGTCCGGCGGTGCTCCATATCTGGAGTTGACGTTGTCCGTTGTTGACCCGGCATACAAGGGCCGGAAGCTGTGGGACCGATTGAACCTGAAGCACACGAAACCGGAAGTCGTGGCAATGGCAAAGCAGCGGCTGAAGGCTATTCAGGACGCCATCGGACTGACAAAGGTGAGTGACTCGGTTCAGATGCACAACAGGCAGTTGACCGTGGTTGTGGCCGAAACCGAGTACAACGGCAAGCCGTCAAACGAGGTCAAAGGCTATGCCGTCAAGCGCAGCAGCGGGCAGCCGATGACACAGACCAGCTATCCAGCCCCCACTGCGGGGCAGATGGCAAATCCGTTCGGCTGATGGTGTGTGTGGATGGTGAGCAATCCCGGCAGCGGAAACGCTGCCGGGATTTTTGGCGGGGAGATGCGAGCGATGGAAGCACGGTGGTATCAGTCAGAGGCGAACGCGGCGGCGTGGCAGTACATCAGCAGCGGGCAGGGGAATCCGCTGATCGTCCTGCCGACTGGAGCGGGCAAGTCCATTGTCATTGCACTGCTCATTCGGCAGGCCGTGGAATGGGGGCAACGGGTGCTGGTGTTGGCGCACCGAAAGGAGCTCCTGCAGCAGAACGCGGAGAAGATTGAGCGGCTGACGGGGCTGCACGTGGGGCTGAATTCCGCAGGGCTGAAACAACGGGACATTGACAGCGCGGTGATTTGCTGCGGCATTCAGAGCGTCTACAGGGACGCGGCGGAGTTCGGAAAACGCGGGCTGGTGGTGATTGATGAAGCACACTTGATTTCCGACGATGCGGGCAGCATGTACGGGCAGTTTCTGACAGAACTACGGAAGCTGAATTCCCGGATGTTTTGCGTGGGGTTGACGGCGACACCGTACAGAACAAACGAGGGCAGTTTGTGCGGTGATGGGCGGCTGTTCTCCGGGATCTGCTATGAGGCGAAAACGGGGACGCTGATTGAGGGTGGATATCTCAGCAGGTTGACAAACAATCCGGCAGACTCGCAAGCGGATCTGAAGGGCGTGGCAGTCCGTGGTGGTGAGTTTGTGGCGGCTGAGATGGAGCGAGCATTCAGTGGCGATGACATCATCCACGCTGCCTGCTGCGAGCTGACGATTGCCTGCGAAGGCCGGAACAGCGTGCTGGTGTTCTGCGCCGGTGTGAGTCACGCGGAACAGGTGGCGGCAGCCCTGCGGGATCTGACGGGGCAGGACGTGGGACTGGTGACGGGTGAAACACCCGCAATTGAACGGCAGCGAGTGCTGACGGATTTCCGGGCCGGTCATCTGCGGTGGTGTGTGAATGTCGATGTCCTGACAACAGGGTTTGACGCGCCACGGATTGACGCGGTGGCAGTCCTGCGGGCGACAATGTCACCCGGTCTGTTCGCTCAAATTGTCGGGCGTGGGCTGCGGATGGCAGACGGGAAAACGGATTGTCTTATTCTGGATTTTGGGGGCAATCTGCAGCGGCACGGGGCACTGGATTCTGACGATTACGGGGTGAGCAAACCACGGAACGCGGACGGATCAGAGGCACCCTCGAAGGTCTGCCCAAAGTGCCGGGCAGAGTGTGCGCTGTCTGCGGTCCGGTGCACGGAATGCGGGCACATATTCACGAGGGAGATGGACAGGGAGCCGAAACACGGCAGCGAGATGGACACACGATCGGCGATTGTCGGCGAGCTGCCCCCGCAGTGGTACGACGTGGAGCGGATGGACTGGCACCTGCACCAAAAACGCGGGGCCGGAGAAAAGCCTCCGACGTTGTGCGTGAGTTATCAGGTGAGTGATGAGACCATGCCACCCGGAAATCTGGCGTGGATTGTGGTTCGGGAATGGGTGTGCTTTGAGCACAGCGGGTTTGCATTTGAAAAGGCGTTCAAGTGGTGGCAGGACCGCAGCCAGTTCCCGGTGCCTGGGACAGTGGCAGAGGCCGTTGTAGCACTGAATCGGGGAGCCTGCCGGAAGCCGTCACGGCTGCTGGTCAAAAAAGACGGTCAGTTTGACCGGATCGTCAAGGTTGAGTTTGCTGAGGAAAAGCCGACGCGCGTGGCTGAGTTGGTTACGCCGGTGAATGATTGGGGTGATGAGGTACCATTCTG